TATTATATTAATTATTAAAACCAAAAAGAAATGGCAAATGAAAAAAAAGAGAATGCAACTCCAAATGCAAATCCTGTACCTCCAACTGAAAAGGAAATGGAGGCAAAACGAGCTGAAATTACAGTTTGGTATAAAGAAAACATTAAACATCTTAAAGTTCAGTTAGAATATGAGTCTCTTTTGAGAGATATTGAGAAAGCTCGTGCTGAAAGAGTTCAATCTCAAATGTTCTTATCACAAGCTATGGCTGGTCCAGAAGAAAACCAAGAAATATCAGAAGAGACTTCTCAAGCAAAAGAAGATTGGGATTCTAGTATGGATGATGCTCCACCTACAAGAAAGCTCAAGAAAGTTGAGTCTAATGTTTAGTGCTTCTCTCAATGCAAATGCTTTTCGTATTAAGAATGCAATGGAACGTAAGGGATATAAATTCTTTACAGAAGGTTTGTATAATGTAAATATTGTAGGCATTAGAAACTCTTTATTTAATAATAAAGTAACAAATAGATTTGATGATGCAATGACTGTCTCCTATAAAGATAATAATGGTATGTGGCAGTATCATGAGTTTGACTGTACAACAGATCCTGGAACTCATTGGGTTGAAAATTGTATAAATGATAAAAAAGGAGTAGCAGTTCTTGTACCTGGGCAATATTCTAAATCTCATAAGATCAGAAAACATCTAGGTAAATATGAAGCTTTAGGACAACAAAATCCTGTAAGTGTTTATAGAGATAATAATAGAGATGATATTTATAATCTAAATAGTGAAAATATTGAAACAGGCATGTTTGGTATCAATATTCATAGAGCTAATAAGAATGCTGGTAAAAAATCTACACAAATAGATAGATGGTCAGCTGGTTGTCAAGTAATTGCAGCTAATGATGATTGGAGATTATTTATGAAAATTATGAGAAAAGCTAGAGATATATGGGGTAATAACTTTACGTATACACTACTAGAAAGTAAAGAAATACCAAAAACATGGCTATAGTAAATAAAGTAGAAAAGAAGATTAAGATGCAGAAAGATGGTGTGATTAAGTATCAGATCATCACTTTCTGCTTCATTAATGATCTACAATTAAGTATTTCAGATTTAAACTGTCTAGTTGAGTTAGCTAAAAGTGGAAGTGTAGATTTAACTACATTCTGTAAACATATTTCTGGTATGGGAATTTTTAAGAGTCCTCAATCTGTTAGAAATGCTGTACAAAAAGCTAAGAAAAAGAATTTAATTGTTAAAAATAATAAGTATATAGTTATTAATCCTGATATGAAATTACAATCTTCTGGTAATATCTTATTAGATTTTAAAATTTTAAGTGTTAATCCATAATAGAATATATATGACTGATAATAATATCGTTGTTATTTGGCCTTCATGCAAATAAATGATAAGAATAAGCAATTAAATCCTAAAAGTTATAAGGATTTATTTAAGGAAGTTGCTAGTGAATGTAAAGTACATCCAGATTTAGTTGATAATCTTATTACATTCTTTTATAATGAGGTTAGAAAAGAGTTAATAAAGTTAGAACATACTAAAATATTATTACCTAACTTAGGAACTTTTGTAATGAGAAAAGGTAGATTAGATAGAGCAATTAAAAGACATAAAGATATGTTAGGAAATATGGAAAAGATTACCTATTCTGGATATGGAAGACATCTTCCTGTTAAAGAGAAGTTAATAAAGATGGAAAATGCAGCTGAAAGGATAAAAAATGAATTAGAAACAAAAAAAACCTGGAAAGAAAATGAAAAAAACAAAATCAAGATGGAGAAAAGTATTTGATGCTGTTAAAAATATGGATGAAGTGTATGAAGGTATCAAAAATAAACTCTTCAAAAAACATTATATTGAAAGAATAGCAGATTATAGATGGTCAATATGTAAAAATTGTGATCTTGTTGACATAGAAGGAAAAAGCTGTGTTGCCCCTGGTACTAATCCTTGTTGTTCTGATTGTGGTTGTAGTTTAGGATTTAAGTTAAGAGCAATGTCTACAACATGTCCTAAAGGTCATTGGCCTTCTTATATGTCAGCAGAAGAAGAGGATAGATTATTAAAAGTTATAGGTTATAAACCTAAAGATGATACAGGGATAATGCTAAAACCTGAAGAAGATGGCAGTAATATTTAAAGAAAATGGACATATCTATGAAAGTTTAGATAAAAATCTAAATTCTGATGGACTTAAATGGACTAGTGTGACTACATTTATAAGTATGTTTAAACCTAAGTTTAATGCTAAGTTACAAGCTAAAAAATCTTGTAAGAATAAACGTTCAAAATGGTACGGACTTAAACCTAAAGAAGTTACAGATATATGGTCTAAAGAAACTGAAAGAGCTATTAAATTAGGTAATTGGTATCATGATCAAAGAGAATCTAGTATGCTTGATTTTAAGACAATTGGACGTGAAGGGGTAGAGGTACCTATTATTAAACCTATTGTTGATTCTAATGGTATTAAAATAGCTCCTGTTCAAGAATTAAGTGATGGAGTATACCCAGAACACTTTGCATACTTAAAATCTGCGTGTATATGTGGTCAAGCTGATTTAGTTACTATTGTTAATGGTCGTGTAAACATTACAGATTATAAAACAAATAAAGAAATAAAAGAAAAAGGGTTTACAAATTGGGAAGGAATTACTTCTAAAATGTATAATCCTGTTAGTCATTTGGATGATTGTAACTTAAATCACTATAACTTACAATTAAGTCTATATATGCATATTATATTAAAACATAATCCTCAACTTAAAGTAGGTAAGCTTTTGATACAGCATGTTAAGTTTGAGAAAGTGGGAGAAGATGAATATGGGTATCCAATTACTAAAGAATTAGATGGAAATCCAGTAATAGAAGATATTAAAATGTATGAAATACCATATATGAAGAAAGAAGTACAGTCATTAATCAGATGGTTAAAAGAAAACTCGTTATGTTAATAAAATTGTTTGATGTACAAAATAATGAAGTTATACCAACAGAACATTGTTATTCTCTTAAGTTTCTTAAATCTATTATGGATAAGTATCCTGATACACATCTTGAAGTTTATAAGTACTTATTTTATATGACATGTCCTGATCCTGATATTAATCCTTTTTTTAATGTTCCAGAGATAGATAAAGATGAACTTATATTGGATGAAATAGATATGAAAGAGTCTTTAGAATGTCCAAAAATAATATATGCTCTTGATAAATGTTCTCAATTATATGAAACTCCTACATTTAGAGCATATAGAGGAATAAAAGCTATGATAGATAAGTTAGCTGATTATATGGAACATACTCAGATTGAACATGGAAGAGATGGTAATATTAATTCACTTGTTAGTGCTGCTAAAAATTTTGATGGTATTAGACAGTCCTTTAAAGGGGCGTATAATGATATGAAAGAAGAACAGAAAAGCACTGTTCGTGGTGGTCAGGGACTAGCATATGATCAGTTATAAAACAATTCCCACATATAAAGATGGTATTTGGTCTACAACTGAGTTTAAAACTCAAGAAGAGTTTAAAGAGTTTGTAGAATCTTTATTTAAAGAACCTGGAAAATATAAGTTTGATAAGGCTGCATTAGAGTTTAATAAACAAGCTAAGATATTTAATAAACAAGGTTTTTATTGTGATAAACCATTTAGGTCAAAAGATTTTAATGTTTATTGGGAAGACCAAAAAAATAAATGTAGAGAAGGTGTTATATACCATGGGAAAAAAGATGTATGGTATTTAACCAGAGATTATTACATGTGGTTAAATTTTTTACCTATTTTTGATAAAGAAGAAAAGGCATACGGTTTTGCTAAAGTAAGAGATGCACAATATCACATGGCTATATATGAACAGATAGCTGAGTTATCTTTTAAACATGTTGCCATATTAAAGAAAAGACAGATAGCTTCATCATATTTTCATATGGGTAAATTGATTAATATGTACTGGTTTGAGGAGGGTTCAATATTAAAAATAGGGGCAGCTCTTAAAGATTATATTAATGATAAAGGTTCATGGAAATTTTTAGATGAGTATAAAACATTTCTTAATGAACATACAGCATGGTATAGACCTAATAATCCTGATAAAGTATTATTATGGGAACAGAAGATTGAAGTAAGAATAAATAATAGAAAAACTTTTAAGGGACTGAGATCTAAAATCCAAGGTGGTTCATTTGAAAAAAATGCAACAACAGGAGTAGGTGGTCCTGTAACTTATTTCTTTCATGAAGAAGCGGGTATTGCACCAAAGATGAATCAGACATATGAATATATTAGACCAGCTATGACATCTGGTATGTTAACAACAGGTATGTTTATTGCTGCTGGGTCTGTAGGTGACTTAGATCAATGTAATCCTCTTAAAAATATGATTCTTTTTCCTGAAGAAAAT